TTACTGGAGCTTTGCAAGGATTTCTTCAGCCGTCATACCGCTGGCAAGCAGCTTCTTCAGCACATCTTCTGCTTCGCCCTTCTTTGCTTCTTCTGCTGCTTTTGCTTCGGCGGCAGCTTTTTTGTTTTCGGCTTTGGCAAGTTCCTTGGTGGCGGCTTTCAATTCTGCTTTCTTGGCTTTCAGCTGCGTCTTCAGATCATCGAGATTTGCAGTCAACGTAGCAACCTCAGATTCGATTTTCTCTTTTTTTGCGGCCTTTTCTGCAATGACTGCTACATAATCAACGCTGGCCTTTACAGTACGAGCCTTATTCTTGCTTCCCTTGGGTCTTGCCATAATAATTTCCTCCCATAAAGTGAAATAATTTGATACTTACAAGTATATTTCCAAATAGTCAGAATTGCAATAGGTAACATGAGCCGTCTTCAACTGCCAATGCAAATCTTATTCGGTATGCCCGAAGATCGTCGCAAATGTATTCCTTCAATGGTAACAATCATGGAGATTAGTGTTTATCTGGAGATTACCAAAGGATAAATAGAAGCAGTATTAAAGCCGTTCACCACGCAGATTTTCCAGCGTGGCGAACGGCTTTTTTGCTGCCCCTATATTTACAGGTAGGAGGAATCGAAGAAGTCTTTTAATGTAATTCCTAAACCCTGACAAATTCTTTCAATCGTCTCTACGCTTAACTGCCCTCCCCGACGGGCGGTGGTTTGAATCGTGGAGTACGATATTCCGCATTTCTTTGCCAATACACATAGATTCATATCACGCACTTGCATCAAATCCTGAACACGCTTGATCGTATCCACAAAAACTCCTCCCATCTTTTTAGTTCAAAACTTTTCCAACAACCTCGAATCTTTGCTCTGGAGATATAAGGATCGGCGAATATTTGGTGTTAAGAGAAACCAAAACCGGTTGGTTATGCACCACGCCATAGCTGTCGGTAAGGAACTCTGCTTGGGATTTGTCTGGGGTATGTTCATCGTATTTTTTCAGATATCCACAGTCATCATATACGAATATCCCGATATCCCCGCACTCAAGTTCTTCGCAGCGCTTCACCCATACAATCTGTCCGTTATGATAGCGTGGCTCCATACTATCACCGCTAACATATATCCCGAACTCGGCACCAGCCGGAACGCTACTGGCAGGCACTTGTATCTGCTGGAACATTTCACCCTCAAGAAAAGCTCCTAGACCTGCCGATACTGGCAACTCTGATACAGGCATCATTATGTAGTCGATTTCCGCGGGCTCTTCTGCGTCTGGCTGGTAGCGCCGGGATGCAATCAAGTCCATTTCGTACTCAGCGACTTTTTTTTGCCCGATGTCATTTAGAAGGGCGGGTTTCTGGAAGTTCTTTGTAAAGTAGGAAGGACCCTCCTTGATGTTCAATGCGTAGCAGATTGCAACTAGTTGGTAGATGCTAGGAGTGGTATAGCCTTTTTCCCATTTGCTGATTCCTTTATCACTGACATCGACGCCATAGTGACGGAGAAGTTCAGAGAAAGTTACAAGTGAATAGCCATTCCTTTTTCGTGTGCCTGCGAGAATCTGACCAACCTCATTGCTATCCCTCGCAGCGACTGCATCATAGCGCACTGTGGATGGGGCTATGTGCATTTTGGTGAGCGTGGTTTTCTTTTTCATAACAAGAACACTCCTTTGTGATCCGGTAGCTCTATTATAGTATAGAAAATATAAGAAATCAACAGGAAATCTCTAAAATGGAGACAAATGCGTAATTGACATCTCCATAAAGTGGGTGTATAATCAAACCAAATCCACAAATAACAGCCTTTTGGTGTTATTTTCGTATGGGATTGTGTTTGTTTGGCGTTTTTTTGCGAGGTGATACTATGAGAAAAGAAAATGTAAGATGTCCAATGTGCGGAACCATGAATTATGATGTGGATCTTGATGAAACCGGTGGCTGGACAAAATGCCGTCTGTGCAAAGCAGTGACCTGCTCTATGGATGAGTGGAAAAAACATACAGTGTCCGTTCCGCTGTTGAACGAAAAACAGCTCGTGGCACGCAGTATGATTCGCAAGTAATGCACGCCGTGTTTTGATAAATCCGCAAAAAGGAGGAATTCTGATGTGTGGTGATTACAACCTTCGCCGTGAGAAAAGATACGTCGAAGTGGACGTTCGTTTTACTCCTGACGGTAAGATCCGCCCTCTTGCCATAAACTATGACAAGGCTCACACTTATGGAATTGATCGTGTCTTGGCAGTCAAACATGGGACATCACGCCTAGGCGGAAAAGGTCACTGCTTCACCTGCCTGATCTGCGGTCAGAAGCGGAATCTTTGGCTTGAACGGGGCAAGTGGTTCGTGGAAGCCTACTGCTCCGTGCCGGAAAGCTGTGCTTCGTAATGGCAAGATACTTATCCCGCGCAGACCTTTCGCACATAGCGGGCAGGTATATCGAGCAGTACTATAACTTTTTCGGAATTAGCAAGGATGCCCCAGAACCCATTGACCCGGAACGGCTCGCAAGTTCTGTTCTTGGGCTGAATGTGAAAATGCTGCCGTTATGCAGCGATGGCAGTGTCCTAGGACTGACTGTTTTCCAGAAATGCGGTTTTACCGTAACCTTGGGGGACGGAACAAAGCTTGTAGAGGTGTTCATGCCGAAGGACGTCGTAATCGATTCCGCCCTTGCGGCAGACAGCTGCACCGGATGCCGGAATTTCACGATAGCGCATGAAGCGGCACACCATATTCTGGCTGACCAGTTTCCGAACGACTACGGAAAAGCAGTCAAGTGCCGTGGGCACATTGCCTATCGGGAACGAAACGGACAGCCCTCATGGGAAGAATGGCAGGCGAACACCCTTGCAGCGGAGCTGCTGATGCCAACATTTCTGGTCAACGCCGAAATAAAACGTGCAGCGCTGTGCCTGCCAAACGGAATCCTGTACAAATCCGCATCGGACCCGAACTATGAAAAAATTTTGGAGATGGCTGCACGGATGGGAGTATCGTGGTCTGCGATTAGGATCAGATTACAGCAGATGCAGATCATCAACGGCAAACCCATCCACTGCCACCCATTAGACGTCATTCGATTTGGAGAATAATATGACTTGGTCAAATAATCGCTCTTTTAAGAGTAAACCGCTGAACAATATACAGCAGGCACAATTCAGCATTGGCTGGAGGTTTTGTCCGGTTTGCGGACACAAGCTCTACCAAAAAACTGAGAGCTGTTCAGGCTCTATCAGCATAAAGTGCCTCAAGTGCGGCAACGTAGCAACCGTTGACTTAGCCTACCGCAGGCGCTGACTTTTTAGACAAAACACAATTTCAAAAATCGGGTGCATTGCACCCTGAATATGGACTGTTCGTCACCGAGCAACGGGCCATTGCCGCAAGGCAATGTATGAAACGTGCACCAAATAGCCGGGCAACAGCTGATAGAGTGATTCTGCTTTTAGAACCGCTCTGTTAGTTGGTTGTCCGGCTATTTTTTAGCCTTCAGGAAGCCTGCTCCCGCAAAAAGGAGCAGGCTTTATGTTTGTCCGTTTTTCGTTGATGCCCCAAGCGGCGAAATATCCGTAGCCTTCCAAATTTTCGACTTTTTACGACTTATCGAAAATTTGGAGGTTTACGATGTCTTTTAATAAAGGCTATGAGTTGAAGAAGTTTGAAGCACACTGGGAAAAGTTGCGCATCGAGTACGCAGCTGCGGGAATGACGAAAGAGGCCATCCAGAAGATGTACGATTATGACCGTCAGCAATTCAATTCGGAGCGTACCTTTATCGAGCGGACGCAGGAATTCACCGCTCCTGCGTATGAAAGCTCTGAGGAAGAAGCGTCGCCTTTGATGCTACGCTATCAGGATGCGATTACCGTGACAGATACTTACCACGAAACTAAAAGCCGTTTTGCATGGATTGGTGAGATTGAGAACGAGCAGTTGCTTACTGCACTCGAAACTTTGAAAACCGAAGATTTGGAAATCATCACCATGTACGCTTACGAGGGATACGACATCACTGAAATTTCTAAAGTCTACGGCGTATCTCGGCCCACTATTAGTATCAAAATCAAGAGAATTACTAAATTTTTGAAAAACTTCAATTTCAATGCTACGAATTGACCTTTCTCGTCGGCTACCAAGTGAGAGGACGATTTCCCAAGCGGCACCTGCCGCAGGGCGAAACGTCCGACCTCAGGGACCTTGAAAACTGAATAGTTCCGTCATCTGGTACTCCGATAATGATACTTCCGTAATTCGCGGCCCGGTCACAAAGCAGACGGGGTGGCTGAAATGCCAATGAAGCGGTACAAGTCCGCTGCCAGATGTTCATGCCCCACTCGCAGGGAGCCGAGGGCGAATATGCGAGACCTTTAATCATATTGATCCGGGAACTGTCGGGTACGTTCCACGCATCCGGCAGTTCCCGTTTTTTTACGTACTCTTATTTATTCTTTATCCGAATATTCACTTTTGATACATAGGAGGACACTTTTATGGACGAGTTGAACCCCACGGTGCGCGAGCAGGAGATCTACGAGGAGATGGAGCTGACCCCTGAGATGGTCAAGTCCATCCGAACTCTCTGCGGTACCTGTCTGCGGCACTTTGTGGATGCAAAGGCTTTCAAAATCGCGCTTGTACCCAGCCCAGACCGGAGCATGGACACATGCACCGTCTGCCAGATGCGGCGCGGCTATGATTATGTGGTCATGCACCGCTGACCCAACCATACCACCATACCTTGAACGAAGCTCGTTGCGGAACATCCGGCAGCGGGCTTTGCACATAACAACATGGAGGTACAATTTTGCAGCAAAACTGGAAATTCCAACGCGGAGACATCTTCTTCACCCATTTCGGGGCGAGCACCGGCTCGGAACAGCACGGTGACCGCCCGGCGGTCATTCTTCAGAATGACGTGGGCAATTATCACTCTCCGACCCTGATCGTTGCGACCATGACAAGCAAGGCGGAAAAGAAAGTAAACCAGCCGACCCACTGCCTGTTGGAAAACGCAGGGTTGAATATGCCGTCCGTTGTGCAGGCAGAGCAGATCTTCACCATCGACAAAAGCCGGGCACTGAAGTATCTGGGGCATCTGACCCCAGAGGAGATGCGCCGGGTGGATGATGCGGTTCGCATCAGCCTTGCGCTGAACCCTATGGGCAGCATCCAGCAGATAGAGCCTATCCGGCGCTCTACGGCGGTTTATGCGCCGCCTGAGGTGGTGGATGGCAAACCGCCTGTCTACCCCTATACGCCCATCCGGTCGTCCTTTGAGAACGCCGGAAGCATCGAGGAAATGATGCTGTACACCGAACTGCAATCCGCGGTTCATGCCATGATCCAGCGGCTCGAATATAGCTTCACCTTCAATCCCAGCCTGCTCACCAGCCCGAAGCGGAAGCAGCAGGTGACTGAGATCTTAGAGGAAGCCGAGAAGTACATTTGGAGAATCAAGGAGGAAATGCGATGCGCCTGAACGACAACAATACTTTCATTGGTATCAACCCGCCGTACCAGCTTTCGGTCATCCACAGCAGCAAGCTGATCTATCCCCGCGAGATCTACCAGCGGGGCGTAGAGCGCAAGAGGGTGGAGCTGATTGCAAGGGACTTCAACGAGTACATCGTTAACGAGCCGAAGGTCAGCTTCCGCAACGGCAGGTACTATGTAATGGATGGGCAGCACACCATCGAGGGCTGCATCCTCCTCAACGGCGGCGAGGACCGCCCGATCCTCTGCAAGGTCTACACCGGTCTGACGATGGAGCAGGAAGCCCTGCTCTTTGCCGAGCAGAACGGTCACGCCGCACCCCTGTCGGCGGGCATCAAGCTGCGCGCCAAGGTGGTGGGCGGCGATGCGCCTTCCAAGGCGTTTGTCGCAGCCACTAACCGGGCGGGGCTTTCCCTCAACTACGACAGTATGCAGCTGAGCGACTACCGCATCGGCTGCGTGGGCACGGCGCTGAAGCTGTACGACCAGCTGGGCGAAGAGATCTACTGCGAAGCTCTGCGGCACATCGTGGAAGCGTGGGAGGGCAAACCGGATTCCTTCCGGGCGGCTGTCCTGCGGGGCGTGATGTACTTTGTGCAGCTGTATCATGGGCAGTACAGCGAGGAGCGGCTTGTCCGTGCGCTGAGCGGCGTCCATCCCATGGAGCTCTACCGTGTCAGCCGGGATAACCCCGCCAAGCTTCCGGGCTGGCGGCGGTACGTTTACCCCATCTACACCACCTACAACGGCAAGTGCAGGAAAGACGCACTGCCGATGAAGTTCTAAGCTCAAATATCTCCTTTGGCAAGTGAGATGGTCCCCGAAAAAGACCATCACACTTTACATATAGTATTTTTTGCTGAATAATCGACATATTGAACTAGAAAGAGAGGACAGGAATGAGCGAGATCGCAGCCTGCACTTTGATTCAGGAAGAGCCTGACCGAAAGACGGAGAGGTATCTGACGATGTTCAAGGACTACCCGGATGTGGTGACGGTGGAGCATCTTCAGGAAATGCTTGGCATCTGCCGGAAGAATGCGTATCTGTTGGTCAAGCAGAATAAGATCCACTCGGCGCGTGTAGGACGCAGCTATAAGATACCAAAACTCTGCGTGGTAGAGTACCTGCTCGATCAGGATCGGCAACTTGGAGGGATGCACCTTTCAAACTCCCTTGTGCCATCCTTGCAAAACACTCCAGAATCTTCTAAACTTATGATGCCTAAGCAAAGGACGTTTGGCTGCGAACAGAAAGGAGCATAACTATGACAAATGTGGCCGGACATTTAAGAGAACAAAACGGTATGTATCAGATGATTCTGAGCTGGAAAGACACAGATGGAAAGCGCAGAACCAAATCCATCAGCACAGGACTTCCTGTTAAAGGAAACAAAAAAAGAGCTGAATCTCTGTTGCGTAAAACACAAAAAGAGTTTAACCCTGAAACGATGCAGCAGGTTTCCGACCTGCCGGTATCGGAATATCTGAACCGCTGGCTTCGGGAAAGCGTGATGAACCTTCCGCCCGAAACCTATGGCAGATATGCTTATGATCTGGGAAGAGTAGTTGTCCCATACTTTGAAAAGAAGCGGCTGTCTTTGAAAGCACTCTCTCCGCGCGATCTGGAAACGTTCTTCCGCTATGAGCGTCAGCAGGAGGAGGCCAGTGTACAGCAGCTTCTGGATTGGCACAAGGAGTTGACCGATGCCCTACAATATGCCGTTGACAATAATTGGCTGAAGGTCAGCCCCATCAAAGAAGTTGACCCCTGCCTTGATAACTCCCCGGTACTTTTCACCGACTTCATCACGGACTGGTTGAAAATGATGAAGTCACGAGTGGAAATCACAACCTATACCAGCTATGAAAGAGCAATCGTTCACAAGATCGTCCCATATTTTGAACCGCTCCACTATACATTGCAGGATATGGAACAGCATCCCAAATACATCCAAGACTTCTACCAGCATGAGTTGGATCGTGGCCTTACGGCAAACACCGTCATTCACTATCACGCCAACATCCGCAAATGCTTGCAGTACGCTTTTCAAATCGGCATGATCCGTTCCAACCCGGCAGATCGCGTTGAACGTCCTCGTAAGGAAAAGTTCAAGTCGGAGATTTACAGCGGTGAAGAACTGGAGCAGCTTTTCAAAGCGATTCAAGGTGACCCTTCGGAGTTTGGCGTTATCATGGCTGCATTCTACGGCCTGCGGCGCAGTGAAGTTGTTGGCTTGAAATGGGATGCCATTGACTTTGAAAACAAGAAAATCAGCATTCAGCATACGGTTGTGACCGCAAAGGTCAACGGAACGCTAACAGAAATCGCACGAGATAAGACAAAAACAAAGTCGAGCTGCCGGACACTTCCCCTAATCCCTGCCTGTGAGCAGATGCTCAATAAAATGAAAAAGGAGCAGGAGCAGAATCGGAAGGTCTGCGGCAAAAGCTATTGCACCGATTATCTTGACTATATCTATGTAGACCCGATGGGAAAACGGATTCGGCCCGATTTCCTGAGCCAACATTTCCCGGATTTTCTGGTCGCACACCAGATGAAGCGTATCCGCTTTCACGATCTGCGCCATAGCTGCGCCAGTCTGCTCTATGCCAATGGCGTGAGCCTGAAGGAGATTCAGGAGTGGCTGGGGCACAGCGACATCAGCACGACAAGCAACATTTATACACATCTGGATTTCTCCAGTAAGGTATCTTCGGCGAATGCAATCGTCAATATCTTCCCAGAAAACGCCAAAGTATAAAAAATGGGCAAAAAAGAAAAACAGCCTAAAATCTTTCGATCCTAAGCTGTTTTATGATGAAGTGCCGATGGTGGGACTCGAACCCACATGGTTTCCCGAACGATTTTGAGTCGTTTGCGTCTGCCATTCCGCCACATCGGCTGATATTCAATTTTGAGACATTCGTACCGGTTTCTGAAGATTGGAGGGATGTTCAGGAGGGATGTAAGAAATCCTGCTTCGACAAACCTTCAAAATTCAACGCACAATCGTGAATTTCTCGTACAGACAAGAAAAATCACGAAGCGGATTTTGAGTCCCCCTCGTCTGCCATTCCGACACACCGGCGTATTCTGTTGTATGGATAACATAGATATTATAGCGGATTCTTCGCCTAAAATCAAGATGCAGCTTGCAACTCGGCAAATTTCTGCTTTTTCCCGCCGCTGTTCTTCCGGATAGCCCTTCGAGACTCGCACAAATCCCGCCAGTTTCTTTTTTCCCTCTGCATCTTCCTCGTTTTGTCGGAATTTGGCCCCCATTTGACCGGGCAAAGCGGATGATTTTTCCAAAAAACACTTTACAAACGTCAAAGAAATAACTATTATATAAGTATAGTGCCCTGAATCGTTGGCACATTCAGAAAATGGCCGGGCAGACCGAGCTACAGCTTCCGGCCCGGAAATCATCCGCGTTTTCCATTTGCAGAGGAATACAGGAAAGAAGGTATACGCTATGTCTGAGAAAAAGTCTGCTGTCCCCGCAGCGGCCGCTGCTCCCGAAACTCCTGCGGCAGAGCCGAAGAAGCGCAAGGCTTCCGATACCGCACAGCGCCGCGGCCGCCCCCCGCTCACCCCGGAGGTCTACGTTGAATTCGGCACCAGTCAGTACAACATCACCGATGTCGTCGAGCGCGCCAAGGCCGACTACCGCACCACCCACAAGGTGGGCGTCCAGTCCTGCAAGGTCTACGTCAAGCCCGAAGAGGGCGCTGCCTACTACGTCATCAACAAGGTCTCCGGCAAGCTGGAGCTGTGATGCTTTCCACTGCAAAAAAGGCGTCTGCACATCCGTTTGTGCAGACGCCTTTTCCTGTTTTTATAAGCCGTACAGCTCAGTGTATTTCCGGGTGAGATACTGGATATAATCCTCGGGGCTGAAGTCTCCACAGGCGTTCTTCACCACATCGGCAGGCTCCATCAGCCCGCCGTACTGGTGGACTTTTTCCCGCAGCCAGCCGGTGATGGGCGCAAGGTCGCCCCGCGCAGCCGCCCCCCAGACATCCACATCCTGCTCCATCCGTCGCAGCATCTGGGCACCGTAGGCACTGCCCAGCGCATAGGACGGGAAATAGCCGAAGGAGCCGCCCGACCAGTGGCTGTCCTGTAAGCAGCCATCCCGGTCATTGGGCACCTCAACGCCCAGATACTCCTTGTAGAGCTTTGCCCAGACGGCAGGCACATCCTTGGCTTCCAGCGTGCCGCCGATGAGCTGCTTTTCGATCTCATACCGCACCATGACGTGGAGGCAGTAGGTCAGCTCGTCGGCCTCGATGCGGATAAGACTGGGCTGGGCTTTGTTGACCGCGCGGTAGAACTGCTCCGCGCTGACGCCGCCCAGCTGCCGGGGGAAGAACGCCTGCATCTTGGGATAGACCGCCTCCACAAAGGGCCGCGACCGGCCGATGAGGTTCTCGTAGAACCGGGACTGGCTCTCGTGGACGCCCATGGAGACGCCGCCCGCGAGGCAGGTATATTGCAGATCGTCCCGGATGCCCAGCTCATACAGGGCGTGGCCGCCCTCATGGAGGACGGAGTACATGGAGGACGCCACGTTGTGCTCGTCGTAGTTGGTGGTGATGCGGACGTCCTTATTATTGAATTCCAGCGTGAAGGGGTGCTCGGTCTCGCCCAGACCACAGTGGCGGCGGTCGAGTCCCATCACCTCCATCAGATAGTCGGCAAAGGCTTTCTGCTGTGCCGCCGGGTACTCCTGATACAAGAAACTGTCGTCGATCTGCGGCTTTTCGCCGATCTTCCGGATGAGCGGCACAAGCCCGTCCCGCAGCGTCTCAAAAAAGCGGTCCAGCTTCTCCATATCCACGCCGCGCTCGTACTCGTTCAGCAGAGCGTCATAGGGAGCCTTCGAGGCGTCATAATACCCGGCGAAGCGGCGGTTGTAGTCCACCAGCTCCTGTAAGACCGGGCAGAACAGGGCAAAATCGTCCTGCGCCTTGGCCTTGTGCCAGACATCGTCCGCCCGGTTGCACAGCTCCTTATAGGCCATATATTCCTCGGCCGGGATGCGGGTCAGCTGCTCACAGCTGCGGCGAAGCTCTTCCACCTCCCGGCGGTGGACAAGGTCAAGCTCGTCGGCGCGGGCGCTCAGCTCGTCCAGCAGTGCCTTCGTCTCCGGGCAGGTCATCAGCTTCTGGCTCTCACCGGCCAGAATGCTCATGGCCACACCCCGGCCCTCGGCGGTGCCGCTGGGCGCGGTGGTCACAGCATCCAGATAGAGGGAGCTGTCTGCACAGTGATAGGCGTACAATTTTTTCTGCAGCAATTCCAGCTGCTGCAATGCGCGTTCTGTCTCCATTGTTTTGTCTCCTCATTCTCTCCCGAAGAGCTTCCGCTTCGGTGTCTGCACCGGGTCGGGGATCTCGAACTCATACCGCTCGGTGGCGTTGATGACGGTGGTGCCGCCCCGGGTGCAGACCCGGGGCAGATTCGCCCCATAATTCAGGTGCATATGCCCATGGATGAACCACTTGGGCTGATACAGGTCCATCAGGTCGTTGAACACCTGAAAGCCCTTGTGCGCCCGGTCGGTGCCGTCGTTGAGTCCGCTGGCAGGGGCGTGGGTCAGCAGGATGTCAACTCCCCCGGCCCGCCGGGCCGCCAGCCAGAGCCGCCGGGCACGCCGCCGCATCTCGCCCTCTGTGTACTGGAAGGTGTCTTCCTTATTGTACCGGCTGCATCCGCCCAGCCCCATGATGCGCAGGCCCTTCCAGACATAGACTGCATCGTCCACACAGATGCAGCCCCCGGGTTCTGCCCCTTTGTAGCTGCCGTCGTGGTTGCCGTGGACGTACAGGATGGGGGCGGCGGTAAAGTTTGTAAGATATTCCAGATATTTTTTCGGCAGGTCGCCGCAGGAGAGGATGAGGTCGATGCCCTCCAGCCGCCTGCGGACGCTCTCGTCCCAGAGCAGTTCGGACGGGACATCCGAGATCGCAAGTATTTTCATGCTGCTTTGCTCCATTCTTTTCTATCCTTGAGGCATCGCCTGTTACCGCGGCGTCCCTTTCACGATGTCCAGACCGTTGATGTCCAGAAGTCCCCGGGTCTTGGCGTCCAGTGCGTCGTAGCTGGGCAGCTCGCCCTCCACGCACTCGTCCAGCCAGTCCATCTCCATCAGCTCCTTGGGCGTATAGATGCCGGAAGCCGCATGGTGGAGGACATGGCTCTGGCTGTAGCTCTCGGTGGGGAAGACCTGAAGCTCTCCCTCGCAGAGCTGACGCTCGGCCATCCTGAGCAGCTGCACCGTGCCGCTGCCCAGCCGGATGGGGTACTCCACCCGCTCGGCCCCGCTCTTGAGGCCCCACCAGTAGTTGATGGCTCTGCCGCCGGGGGCACTGTCCCACGTCCCGGCAAACACCGACCGGACGATCTCGGTGAAAAAGACATCCCACCGCCACTCCGGCAGGCCCAGCGGCTGCAATACGCCGTCGGGCAGGCGGCGGCAGAGTCCGTAATCCCGGTATGTCCCTTCCGGCTCCCGGAAGTCCTGACTGTAGAAGACCTCGACGTCCTTCCGGTCGGAGAAGTCCTGCGGATGGCTCTCATCCGACAGACAGGCCCACCGCAGCACCACCCGGCTCTCGGGCCGGACAGCCCGCACGCCCTGTGCAAAGGCGTTGATGGCCGCCGGTACGCCGTACACCGGGTTCGCGGCCACATAGCCCACCCGGTCGCTGCGGGAAACGATGCCTGCCAGTATCCCCAGCAGATACGTCACCTCGTAGGTGCGGGGGTAGTAGGTGCGCACCAGCGGATGGGGCGCGTTGAGGGAGCAGTTGAGGAAGCGGGTCTTGGGGTGCTGGGCCGCCACCTTCAGACAGGCGGTGTGCATCCGGGAGCTGGTGGTAAAGACGATGTCCGCATGGTCGTGGGCCACCTCTTCCAGCACCTGCTCGGCATCCACCTCGGGGTTGATGTTCTCCCGGCAGCTGACGAAGAGCTTGTCGGGGAACGCCTTCACCAGCGCAGCACGGCCCTTGTCCTGTCCGCGCACCCACGCGCTGGTCTGGGCATTGTGCTCGTGGAGGAAGACCACCCGCAGTTCGCTGGGCCGGGAGCTGAAGATGTTCAGCTTGCTCAGCAGCGGCTCCGCGCTGCGCTTCGGCTCCAGCAGCAGCTCCACGGCGTGGGGTTCGGCAAGGATCTTCACCTCATCCCAGAGCCGGGCCAGATTCTCCCGCACCTTCGTGGGGGTGGACTGGCAGGCGTCGGCATAGCGGTACACCGACAGATACACCAGCAGCGCATCTCCCGGCGTCAGCCCCAGCGAGCCGCCGCCCAGCGCATAGAACTGCTGGCTGAACATGGTGTAGAGGGCCGAGAAATTCAGCCGGTCGTCCTCCGTCCACGCCTCACCCGTGGCCTTGCAGGCCAGCGTCTGCAATCTCGCATAGCCGCCCAGCCGGGAGAAGCTGACGTTGTTGATGCGGGAGAGCTTATAGAAATCGAGGAACTCATAGTAGAGCTTGTTTTCCAGCGTGTCGTTTCTGGCCGGGATGAGCCGGGTGACGGTGCCGGGGATCTTGACGGCCTCATAATACTTGAGGACAGAGACCCGCTTGTTACCCTCCTGTACATAGAACCGGTTCATGTACTCGAAGGCAATGATGGGGGTATGGATGCCCTCTTCCAGATGGGCTTCACAGAGGTTCGACCACTTGACGGCAAACTCGGTGTCGTCCTCGAGGAGGGGCATGAAGTTGGAGGCAAAGGCGGTATGGCGTCCGGCGGTCTTGGTGCCCACGATGCTCTCGGCCGGGATGTCCACCAGCCCCAGAGGCTCCTGCGCCACGATGTCTGCGTCGGCAATGATCTCGTCCAGCACCGCGAGATAGGGCGACTGGCCCCGGGCCACGCTGGCCCGGTAGGCACGCTGGCCTGCACGCAGGGCGCTGCGGTAATCTTCCATCATAGATAAAACTCCTTCTGCTTTTTCAGCAAATGAAGAGGGATAGCTTCACAGGATTAGTATAGCATGAAAATCAAAAATATGGGAGACTTTCTCGCCGCAAGGTGTTGCTTTCCCGCAAATTTTAAGGTACGATAAAGGAAACATCCATTTTTTGCGAGGTAATCTATGCTTTGTGACACTCTCCCCCGGCTGGAAGCCGGCGAATACCCCGGCGGCATCTGGTACTACGAGCCGCACACCTACCAGCCTTACCGCTATGTGCTGGGCCGGGTGGGCCGCCGCCCGCTGGTCTGCATCGGCATCAACCCCAGCACCGCCCAGCCCGGCGCGCTGGACCCCACCCTGAAGAGCGTGGAGCGTCTGGCCAGCGCCAACGGCTTCGACAGCTGGATCATGTTCAACGTCTACCCCCAGCGGGCCACGAACCCCAACGATATGGACAAGACCCCCGACCGCGCCCTCTGCGACGAGAACCTCCGCTGGCTGCGGGCCGTGCTGGCCCAGACCGAGCCCACCATGTGGGCTGCATGGGGCACCCTCATCGAAAAGCGGGCCTATCTGCCCGGCCTGATGCGGGAGATGGTGGCCCTGACACGGGAGCGCGACATCCCGTGGGTGACCTTCGGCCCCCGCAGCAAGAAGGGCCACCCCCATCACCCCCTCTACCTGCGCAAGGACTCCACGCCTGAGCCTTTTGATGTGGAAAACTACCTCAACACCTGCTTTGACTGATCTTCTCAGGGAGGAAGCACCATGACACCGGAACGATACAAGAAGCTGACCGACTGGCTCGAGGGGCATCCCGCCCTCCGGGAGGGCATCATCCTGCTCAACCGCTGGCTCCCCCTCGTGCCCTTCGTCTGCTATCCGGCGCTCCTTCTGCTGCTCAACCTCCGGTGGTTTGCGATGCTCCGTGTCGGGCGGGGCGGCGGCGCTCTTGATTTTATGCAGGTCATCGCCCGGGCCATCCTTGTGCCGGGGCTGGCGTTCTGGATGGGCACCCTCCTGCGGGCCAGACTCAACTTTCCCCGCCCTTATGAGCAGCCGGGCTTTGTCCCCCTCGTCCCGAAGAGCACCCGCGGCAATTCCTGCCCCTCCCGCCACGCTCTGAGTGCCGCCGTCCTTGGGATGGTGTGGCTCTACTTCTACCCCGCCGTCGGCGTCGGGATGCTGGCCATCGCCGCCCTCATCTGTCTGCTGCGGGTGCTGTCCGGGGTGCATTTCATCCGGGATGTGCTGGCCGGTGCAGCCTTCGGGCTGGCCTTCGGCTTCGCAGGGATGTGGCTGCTGTGAGGCAGTTTTTGAAGAAAGTGCAAAAAAGTTTTGATTTTCCCTTGACAGAACCCCGGGGCTATGGTATTATACTTCTCGCAGCGTGCTTCGACTCACAGCTGCGAACCATATCAGAACCCAATGGGATAACAACGTGCGCCCGTAGCTCAGGTGGATAGAGCAACTGCCTTCTAAGCAGTGGGCCGGGGGTTCGAGTCCCTTCGGGCGCATTGATGTGGTGCCCATAGCGTAGTCGGTTAACGCGCCAGATTGTGGATCTGGAGACCGTGGGTTCGAGTCCCACTGGGCACCCCACTAAAAAGTCCGCTGCAATGCAGCGGACTTTTTCTTTTAGGTGCCCAGTGGGACGAGAACAGGGCGGCCTCGCCGCAGGCGAGGTAAGCGATCAGCCCAGTGGGCTGTCGCTTAGCCCGCGGGTTCCAATCTGTAGGAATGTCTACTGTGGTAGCTCCGTGGGTTGCCCAGTGGGACTCGAACCAACCTGTAGGAATGTCTACCGTGGTAACTCCGTGGGGCGTCCCGTGCAGCGGATGCCGGGTGCCGCAACTCGTAGGCCGCTTCCCTCCTCCACTTTATAAACAGCTCCAAAATATCCCAAACCAGATCAAGGCCGCAGCCCAGAACACCCTTCCGTGTTCCGTGCTGCGGCCTTTTTTCGTTTCCTCAGCTTCCCAGCTGCTTCAGGATATTCTGGATCTCTTCGTTGGAGTAGCCCTCCTTCAGCAGCTCGCTCCGGATGGCCGTATCGCTCCTGCCCTGACGGTAGAGGCGTGCGGCGCTGTAGGGCACGACCGTGCCGCCCAAAGTCAGCACCGGCTCCCCGCCCGAGACGCCCGCACTCTTTGCCCCGGCATTTGCCGCGGCCTGCTGGGCGCTCTGGGCCGCCTTGGACTGCTTGAGCGCCCACTCGCCCTTGGCGATGTTCAGCTTCTCGCTGGTGACATTGTTGTTGAACTCCTGCTGACGCAGGGCGTCCTGATACTGCCGCTCGGCCAGCTCGTTCTTGTACTTCTGCTGAGCCAGACTGTCCTGCCGCTGGTTCTCCTGCATCTGCTGGCTCCACGCAGCATCAGCACGCTCGGCCTCATAGGCGCGGTCCTTGGCGTACATATTGTAGCCGGTATTCGCCAGACTGCCCATCAGCGAGCCGATGCCGGTGGTGCCGGTGATGGCCAGCTGCACCGCGTCGCCGATGACGCCCAGAACACTCAGCACATTGCTGAATGCCTGCTGACGTTTGGCACGCGCCTGCTGTTCCTGCGCGGAGTAATAGCCGTAGAGGGTGTCCAGCCGACCCAGATAGTCCTGATAGCGGCCATAGTCCTGCTCATAGGCGGCGTTGTAGGCGCTGCCCTTCCGGTCGAGCTGACTATAGTAGTCCGACAGCTCCGCATTATACCGCGCCTGTGCGTTCTGTTCCTGCGCATTGAGCTGGTCGATGCGGGTCACGACATCGTCGCCCTCGCTGTTGTAGGTGTCCAGCGCCAGCCGGTAGAGGGAGGGCAAAGCGTCGTTCAGGGCACCCATCTGCTGCTGATACGCCTGCTGCGCCGCGCTGACCGCATAGCTCGAGCCGTAGCCGCCGGTCAGGGCCGCTGCCTGTGCGGCAGCATCTGCGCTGGCATTGCGGGCGTTCTGGGTGTACTGCCGGGCATACTGGCGGTAGAGCGGGTCCTGTGCATAGCTGTACTGGAAGCTGTCCCGCCCCAGCAGCTGACCGATGAGGTCTTCGATCCGGCCCTGATAGGCGCTCTCGTACTGGCCCGGGCGGTTCTGCTGCCAATTCTTCAAGTCGGCCGCCGCGTCGGTCACACTCTGACTGGGGCTGTACTCCGCCTTTGCCAGCGCATTCTCCACCTCCCTGCGGCTGCTCAGGCCTGCCGTGCTGTAGGAAGACCGGGCCGCAGGCTGGGCGCTCAGCTCCTCCAAAAGCTGCTGTTCTTTCTTCTTCTCGGTACTCATAGCTTCTCCTTTCTCACTGGATGCTGTTCAGCCGGGTGCGCAGCGATTCCGACATATTTTCCACGTCCAGATTGCAGAGCACATATTGCAGCTGCTCCTGCATCTGGTATAAGTAGTTGCGGATGGCACGGGCATCCTCCGCATCCATGTTCTCGCTCAGATGGGGCAGGCCGATCTTCGAAAGCCCTGTGACACTTGCCATATCAGTTCACCTCCTGTGCCAGAATACCGCCTCTCGCGGCGGCGCTCGTCCGGGTCAGGCTGCGCAGGGTGATCTGCCCCCGGCCCTTCAGCCGCAGCCGCAGGCTCCCGCACCGCCGGGGCACGAAGGGGATGTCGAAGCAGCGCCGCCCGTCGGCCGTCCTCTGGGCCAGTGTCTCCCACGCCCCGCCGTCATAGCTCACCGCCAGCTCGAAGCGGCTCTTCGCCTCGGCCTCGAGCCGGAGGGTCAGCCGGGAAAGATACTGTTCTTCCGGGCGGTCCAGCCCGATGTCCCCGCTGACCAGCTCGAACCGCACCCCCTCTTCGAGGCTGTCGGCCCGCTGCCAGTTCTCCTCCCGCTCCGCATCCGCTGCCCAGACCGCCTTGCCATCCCAGAGGTAGAGCTGTCCGCCGCTGCCGGTCATCTCGTAGGAGCAGACGTCCTCCTCCTGCCACAAGCCCCGCTCGGTGTCGTAGACCAGCAGCCGGACGGTCCGGGCTTCGCCGCTGCCCCGCACGAGATGCAGGTAATACCGCCCGTCCAGCGCACCGCCCAGAGCTGACTTCACGTTCCGCAGCCGGGCCGGGTCGAGGGCCGTCGAGACCTTGGTGGGGATGCTTCCATCCCACGCCATCACGCCGTCGGGCGAGAGATAGTAGAGCGTCTCGTTGATGACGCAGAGGCTCCGGGCCGCGCCCTTTGCCACGCCCCGGCAGCGCAGACTGCTCAGCTGGAAATCCGAGGGCTTGGAGCCATAGAGCTTGTGGAGGGTATTCTCCTTGAAGAAAAGCGCATATCCCATGCAGGTGGCCGCGCCGGTGAACGCCCCGTCGCTGCCCACGGTCACAGCATAGCTGTCGGCGGCGATGCCCCGGTAGGAGAACCAGTTGGACGGGTCGCCCAGCTTGCAGGCGTAGATGACGTTCTCCTTGCTGGAACAGCCCCATATCCGGTTGTCGCACTCGGTCAGATAGTCCATGTCCGGCACCCGGCGCTCCAGCCTCACCGTCTCCGCCGAGACGAACTCCCGTCTGACGCTGCCGTCCAGACTCACCCACCGCACCGCTGCGCCGGTGCGGGTCAGACGGCCATAGAACCACTCGCCGCCGGGGTCGGCCCTGACCCGCAGGGCGTCCTCGCTGGCGTCGCAGACGATGCGGTCGCTGTCCAGCCCGCTCCACTGCCCGGCCTGCTCTGCGCCCGAGCCGCTGAGGGCTACGGTGTCCTCGGCCCGGAAATTTGCGCCGACGCCCTTGGCCGAAATGCGGCAGCAGTCCAGCACCACCGCCGACCAGTTGCCCGACGCCTCGCTGTAAACCTCCAGCGTGCTCTCGCTGCTCCATGGCTTCTCCGGGTCCTCCACCCGGAGGAAGAGCTGCCCATCCTTCGGATTTTCCGGCTCCGAAGGGCCGCTGCCGCTCACCTCGTAGACCCTGCCCTCGGCGTCGCAGGGTGCAAACTCCATGCTGGCGTTCGCCCCCGACCACACCGCCCCCAGTGCGCTCACCTCCCGGCTGACGGTGTCGAAGGCCAGCTTGTCCGGGAAGATCAGAATTTTTGTCCCGATGCCCACCAGCGTCTTTTTTCCGTCCTCCACCGCGTTCTCCAGGGTCACTTCCAGCTCGTCGGGGTCGTCCGGGGTGTAGATGAGTCTGGTGCTGCAGACCATCAGCAGGCCGTTCAGGTGATACATCCCGTTCAGCTCTGCCGTCTCCCGCAGCTTCCGGCGGGGCAGACGGGTGCTCAGGGCCGGGAAGTTCCGGGCCGAAAAGTTGATGCCCGCGCTGTACTCTGCCTCGGTGCAGCTGTACGTCTCGTTCAGCCCGCCGAACACCCGCAGCATATTCCGGGTGTTCTTCAGGCCGTTCCGGTTCGCAAGGATCATCTGTCATCCCTCCTTCACCAGCGCCACCTGCCGCCCCGGGCAGGCCGGTAGTTCCGCCGCAGCCACCCGGCCAGCTCGGCCAGAATGCTGTTGTATTGAGCCTGCTCCCCGGCGTAGCGGTCGTTCTCTCCCAGCGCGGCGTCGGTCATGGCGCACAGGTAGTGGGGGTACAGACTGTCAAAGGGCGGCGGCACCAGCAGCACATCGTCGTCCCGCAGGCCATCGTCCCACGCGAGGTCTGCCCCCACGCCCTCCCGGCTGTCGGCACCGCTGGGGCGGAAGAACCGCTCCCGCAGCATCCCGTCCACCTCGCACAGCCACCGCTGCCGGGTCCGGGCCGCGACACGGCTGCCCGGGCGCAGCTCCTCAGCCCGCTCCATCGCTTCTCCTACCGTCATAAAAAGCCTCCTTTCGCTTTTTCCAAAAAAGCCCGGCAGCGGCGGCCTTTCTCTGCCGTTTCTGCCGGGCCGCGTTTCTCTTACTGGGCCGCAGTCTCTGCTGCAGCGATGCGGGCGGCGGTGTACTCATCCTGCTGCTGGCTGTGCTCCAGCACCTCAGCCACCTCAGGCGGCACCTCCACCTCCACGCCCCGGCGGATCTTGTAGTTCACGCCGTTGACGCTGACGAACAGGTCGCCCTTGTAGCGGCTGTTGTCCTTGAACAGCCGGATGCGGACATTCTTCTTTTCTTCCATGGCTTTCTCCTTCCCACGGGCCTGCCCTTGTAAGCGAGGCCCGCCCTTTCTGTTTTTTACCGGGCCTTTCTCGTCCAGCGCAGAGCTGTCACCGCAGGTGACTGAGAGGGCTTAATTCGCCGCCGCAGTACCCGAGTAACTGGACACGCTCTCAATACGCACCATATACTGTTCCACCAGACGTTCCGCCGCACGCATCCCCTTCCAGCCCACGGAAGCGCGCTGGTTCAGCGGGTCGTCGCCGTAGCCCAGCTGCTTGACGATGTGCTCCAGACCGCCGCCTTCCAGTTCGGTGACGCCGTAGGCGTGGGCACCCAGCACCAGAGTACCGAACACGGCCAGACCCGTCGGGCAGGTGCCGTCCTTCCAGATCTTCGCCTCGCTGGTCTCGATAAAGCGGATGTTGCCCAGCTTGCCGATCTCGCCGCGGTACATGGTCTCGGGGTCGGCGTACTTGTGGGCCTCGATAAACTCCTTGCAGGTCTTGAGGTCGTAGGCCGCATAGGGGTGGATGATGGCGATGTAGCTGTCGCCGATGGGGTCAGCATTCATCGCGCCCAGCTGCGCCGCCGCCTGAAAGAACAGCTTCGGGGTCAGGGTGCAGCTCTTATCCAGCGCTTTGCGGCTGGTGACAGCCGTCTCGGTGCCGTCCTCCCCCAGCTTCGGCGCATAGATGACGTTGGTGCCGCCGGCCAGCACATCGCGGGTGATGCTGTCCATGGTGCGGCCGGCCTGACTGGCCAGCACACGGGTGGCCTGCACCACATTGTTGTCGATGGCGGTCATCTGCAAAACATCGGTCAGCGGGGTCCAGCCGCCATACTGGTGGAGGTCGCTGGTGATGGTGGTGACATTCAGGGCCTGACCGTTGGGGGTCACGCCCTCGGTCAACGGGGTGTCGGCCTTGGGCAGGCTGTCGTACTTGCGGAACTCGATGGTCTTGCCGCCGTTCTGGGGCACGGGGTAGTAGTCCGCGAACTGATCGTGCACCAGACGCGGCTCGGCCTGATCGATGAGGCGCTTTTCGTAGAAGGTCTTCATTTCCTTGGTCATGGTGCCGGTGGTGTTCTGCAGGCTTGCAGAAGCGTCGGCAAAGAGCTGGAGATTCATCTTCACGTTGTCGTTTTTCATGTCATTTGTCCTTTCTTTTCCTTGCTTTTTGACCCCTCCTGCCTCGGAGAGGTTTTCTTCAGAAACTGATCTTCACTCCGTGCATCGCACGGCGTTCCAGCGCCTCGCGCTGGGCGCGGGTCATGCTGGCCACATCGGCGCGGGTGACGGCTGCGCCGCCGGGGCTGGTGCCGTTCTCCGCCGGGCGGGCCGACCGCTGGCGGATGCGCTCCACGACGCCCTGCTCCACAGTCCGGGCGGTCTGCTGCAGCGCATCACTGTAATGGGCCAGACGGTAGGCATCCCCCATCCGCATCCCGGGCAGCTCCATCAGACGGCGCATTTCGGGGTTCGCAAGCTCCTGCCGGAGCGAGAAGCCCGGGACGTCCCGGCGGATCATCGCCTCCTCTGCGGCCCAGCGGGCGTGGAGGGCACGGACGGCATTCTCTCCCGCCTGCAGGCCCGGGACAGGCGGGAGCGGCGCAGGACGTTCCTGCGGTACAGGCGGCTCTTCCGGCTTTTCCGGTGCAGTCTGCGCCGACACCTCCGGAGTCTCCCCGCTGCCCTCGTCGGCCCTCATGGTGCCGGAAGCGATGGCCTGCTGGGCCTGTGCGTGGCTGAGGGCGGGGGCACCTTCACCGCCCTCTGCAAACATCTGCAAGTCCACCATCGACTGTTCGCCCCGGCCGCTCAGGTCGGCAAAGCGGACATGGTCCGGGTAGCGCTCTGCCAGCAGGGCAAAGCCTGCCTTGGCGAATTCGAAGGCCCCCTCCACCCACGGCTTCTGGGGCGCAGCCGCCGTCACCGCCAGACGCGGGCCGTCCGGCTCGTCCCATGCGCCGCTCTTGGCGCCCTCCTCGCCCGCCAGCAGAGCGCAGAGGGTCTGCATCAGGGTGCTTGCTCCCGCACACACGATGTCCTGCCCGGCGGGGGCATAGCCCGCGTGGCCCGAGGCCTCCAACCGGCAGGTGGGGCCTGCCGGGCCGTCCAGCTCGGTATAGTTCACTTTTATCATCTCATTTCTCCTTTCTGCATCTTCATCGCCCTCGCCATCGCCGCCGTGCTCAGTTCCTCCGCCGGGCCGCTCAGCTTGGGCGGGGCAGGCTGTTCCTGCGCTTCCAGCAGGCCCGTCAGCCGGGCCATCTGGGCCTGCATCTGTGCCAGCTGCCGGGCGAGGGTGCCGTTCTGCCGCACCCGCTGGCGCACCTTCTCAATGCCCTCGAAGTCCATCATTTCCAGTGCCGCCAGCGCCGCATCGGCGTTGGCCGGGGCAAAAAAGCCCAGCTGATAGCACTCCTTGGCCGTCTCATTCTGGGAAAGACGGCTAAAAGTGGACTTCTTCTCCGCGCTCACCACGATGTCGAACACCGGCTCACGGCTGCCCAGCTCCACACCGCCCACGACCTTCGCCGGCCGGGCGCGGAGCACCTCGCCCGAAAACCGGACAAACTCGCTCTCGCCGCCCTTTCCCGTGATGCGGAAGATGCGCTCCTCGTCGTAGAACTGCCGCATCAGCTCGATGATGAGGTAGCACTCCTTGGCAAATGCCCGGTAAGCGCTCTTGAGCATATCCCGGCTGAGCTTGCTGCCCGCCTCCTGCAAAGCAGCGATGGCCGAAGCCGCCGTGACGCCTCCGGCAGTACCGCCCTGCGTCATGTCGCGGTTGCCGCTGATCTCCTTCAGCTCCTCGATGCGGCTGTTGCGGTAGCTCAGGCTGTTGCCCTGCAGTCCCGCCGTCTGCATCGGCCGGAAGCTGTCGTCGTTCAGCCGCCCCGCCACATGGATGATGTCCCGGGACAGGTCGGTCAGCTCCTCCTCGTTGACCCCTGCTGTGTCGCTCAGGACATACCGCTGCCGGGCCGAGAGCAGGACGTTCTCATCCATGGCGTGGTTCATCCGGTCGATGGCGGTCTGGCATTCCTTCATCACGTCGATGTACCCGAAGCCAGCCGGGCTGTCCTCCTCCATGAACAGCGGGTCGAACACAAAAGGATACCTGCCGTGGTCGTAGAATCCCCGTTCGGCCAGTGCCGGGTCGTTCTCGCTGGCGTAGAGCACCACGCCGTTGCAGAACTTGCAGTAGTGCAGCACGCTCCGGCCCTCCGGCGAGAGCTTTTTGTAGTACCAGTCCACCACGACGCTCTTGCTGCTGGTGTCGAGGCCGCCGTCGTGGATGTAGCGGGGCACATCGAGGACGCTGGCGGTGTGCCCTGCCAGTTGAGGCCAGCGCTCTTCCAGCTGGTTCGAGTCCGCCAGACTCAGCGAGAAGAAATGGGGCGACGACTGAATGTCGTCCACGCCCGGCTCCCAGTAGAGCATCAGCAGGTTCATGGGCCGGATGCTGATCTCGCCCACGCCGCCCCGCTGCTCCGGGTCCCAGAACACTCCCTTGACGCCGGTGCCCTGCTTGAGCTTGCGCCACCATGTGTCGCTGTACACCTGCTCGTAGTCGGCCTGTTCCAGCACCACGGGCAAAACGCTGGAAAGCGCCTGTGCCGCAGCCTCATCGTCCTCGGCCCGGGGCAGGACGTTGGGGCTGGGGTAGTTGTCCATCGCGTCAGCGTGCTTGTTTGCGATGGAGTTGAACAGCCACCCGCTGGACGGCTGGGGCTTGCCCTCCATCATGGGGTTCTGGTAGTTTTTCCAGTGCCCCATCCGGAACCACAGCTCGTTATCCACCAAGCGCTTGTCCAGCGCCGCCTTGCCTGCCTTGTACCGCTGCAAGATCTGTGCCGCCTCGCCCACCTCCTCCGGCCCGATGGGCAGCTTTTCTCTCATCTCGTCCAATTTAACTCCTTTCTGCCCTCTGTCGCAGGGCACTTCCGTTTCTGCCGCTGGCGGGCTTTGATCGAAGTCAACCTCTCAAATCCGATACACCCTCGCCCTCCCATGCAGCTCCAGCGGGTCATCCCGCACCCTCGGCTCGGCGATCTGCCGGGGCGGCGAGATGGGGTTCTCCATCAGCACATAGCGGCACTCGTCGTAGATATGATCCTCCTGCCGGGTGTCGATGTCCTCCACATTGCTCTCGTCGTACACGAGGTTCGGGATGGTGCGGATGAAGTGTTTGCAGGTATGGAACACCTGCAGCATCGGCCTGCCCTCCTCGTCGAAATGCAGCCGGTAGTGGAACTGCATCTTGCCCGCCAGACGGGTGTGGTCGCCGGGCCTCCAATGCAGGAAATTCGGGCTTTTCTCCTGCATATCCGCGACGCTCTCGCCCCGGCTCTGGTCAAAGATGGCCGGGTCGGCAATGCCTGTGATCACCCGCCCCCGGAGCATCGGGTCGTTCTGCTCGGCCTCCCGGATGCGCCGGGCCTGTTCTACCGGGTCGAGGTGCGTTCCCTCGTCGGGTCGGCCCGTGCAGCCGTAAAGCTCCTTGATGCGGTAGAGCCGCCCTTCCTCGTCCGCCGCGTACCACCCCACCGAGAACGGCTTCGAATAGCCGAAGTCATACCCCCGATAGATCTTCCAGTGCTTCGGGATGGCAAAGGGCGCGATGACATGAGTCCAGCGCTGGTCCTCGTAATGCTTCGGGTCGTTCCGCCACTCGGTGAACACCTGCCCGGAAAAGCTGTCCCAGCTGCCGTAGAGCAGCGCCTGCTTTTCCGCCTCCGGCATGGCTGCGAGGCTGGCCAGATAGCCCGGGTCGTTCTTCAGCAGGGCGGGGTTGTCAAAGACGCTGGACGGGATGAACACCCTCGCCCGCCGGAGCATCTTTTCCGTACCGTCCGGCATCTGCACCGTGCACTCCTCCTCAATGGGGGTTCCGGGCGGGGCAGGAGTGATGAACCTTGCCTTGACCCAGCCGTGGCCCACCCCGCCGGGGTTGGTGGTGGCCCGCAGGTACACCCGTGTGCCGGGGCCGGTGGGACGGTTGCGGCTCATCATATAGCTGTACTCCTCCCACTCGAAGTGGGTCAGCTCATCGAAGCCGATGAAGTCGAAGGCCTTGCCCTGATAGTTCGTCCGGTCTTTCGTGTGCTGCATCGAGCCGAAATAGATCTTCGCCCCGCTGGGGAAGACCCACACATGACTCGTGGCGTTGTACTGCGCCTCCGGGAAAGCCCGGAGATAGTAGCGCTGGCTCTTGTCCACGAGGTCGGACAACTGCGGGTAGGTCTTGCGGAGGATGAGCGCCCGGTAGTGGGGGATGTGCACCTGCCGCAGCGCCTCGATGACGAGGGCGTCGCTCTTTCCACCGCCTGCCGCGCCGCCGTAAAGCGCCTCCGGCTCAGGCCGCCGCATGAATTCCAGCTGCCTCGGCTGGGGCTTCCAGACGATGTTCCGCTCCTTGTTTTCTTCCATCATGCCTCCTCCACCGGCGGCAGCAGCACCACGCCGCATTCCCGCCCTTCTTCCTCCATTCCTTGGTCGTTCAGGGTCTTCGTCACGCCTGTCAGGTCTTTCAGCACGGCGGTGGCCTCCTTGAGATCCTTCATGAGGCCAGTGTCGGTGCTTTTTTCTTTCCGGGCCGCACGCTGGCGGACGTTCAGGCCCTTGATCTCCTGCACCAGCATGGTGCTCAGGGTGTCTGCCGCCTTCTGAAGATTTTTCATCCCATTGGACGCCTCCTGTTTTTCCTGCCCCAT